CAAAGTCGATGATACCACCGTTACCAGTACCACCTGCGTCACCCAGAGCAACTTCGTAGTGCGAAACACCCTTAAGAACTGACAACAGAGCGTCATGTTCGTCCTGAGCGCGAACTTCAGCGAAGTCACGAGCGATTTTCGCCAGACCATCTTCCTTCGAGACAACTTCCTGAAGGTTTACCTGCTCTGCACCGAAGGTGCGCATGGTCTTGATGAAGTTGGCATAGTCGGTTTCAATACCAGTGTAGGTGCCATTAGTCGCAGACGACAACGACGGAACGTTGATTGTTGCGTTCAGAGGCTTGTACCAGCGGAACTGGCCATAAAAGTTTTCACCCGAGGTGTCGATGCGCTGGTCAGCAGCAACGATGCCTGTGCCGTTTAGCTTCTTAGCATTTGTGTAAGCTTCATCCGAGTAGGCCGAGATTGCCAACTGGATGTTCTGAAAATCAGTGTTTGTAATAGCCATTAGGTTATTCCTTCATTAAAGGTTATTATAGTTTAAAATGTGGGTTGCCCCAGTTTCCCCTTCGCTGCAAGAGCGAGGATTTCGCTTGTGGTCATTTGACCAATCGGCTTTTGTGCAGCCGCATCAGGCGCACCAGCCGGAGTCGAAGTACCCGCCCCCGAGTTAGATTTAACACGGAAGAGGAACGAGTTATCTTCAGATTTAGCATAAGTGTCTACAAAGTCGCGGATTCGTGTCCCCGATGTATGAACCCATTCGCCGCTTTCATTTTGAACCAGTTGGTCCACAATTTCACGACGTGCCATTTCACGAGACTTATCATTGCGGAATTCCATACCTGCAAGGGCATCATTCAGCACATTATCCCGTTTAAGAGCAACAGTCTCCTTTTCATAGAGTTCCAGTTTTGCTTTCGCTTCTGAAAGTTCTAATTCTAGAGCTTCTTGTATTTTTCCTTCTTCTTTCAGTCGAGCAAGGTCAGCTTCTTTTTTAGCTTGTTCCATTTCAACCTTTAGTCGCAGGGCTTCATCTCGCTCCTTGGCCATACGGTCCATATTGGCTTTCATCTTAGCTAGGCGTTCATTAACGATAGCTTCGACGTCATCAGCCGGAGTTTCAGTAGTTTCTTCAACAACAGGTGCTTCATTTTCTTCTGTAGCAGCTGTGGTTTCTTCAACTTGATTATCTTCTACTTTGATTTCTTCACTCATGATTTTATCCTTTCCAGTCACAGACTGAAGTTAATTTTGTATAGGTGTCACAGACACGGTTATAAGTTTGTGGCCATAGGTTATTACAAATAGTTTATGGTCCAATGCCGTACCAATCATGTCCGTCCCTGAATTTCTCAGTTAGTTCACGAGGGGTAATTGGCTTGTATTTAGTTTCCCAATCTGGAGAAGCCATTTTCTGCTTCCAAGATGGGTGACGGGGGTCATAGATGAGACCATCTGCTTTCGCCCTGTCAAGGTATTTACGGTAAGTCGCGGGCGACATACCAGACCCCCGCATTGCTTTGAGAGTCTTTTCAATAGTCCCCTCTTTAAGAGCATCAGCATAGATGTCCCGCAGAGCAGACTTCGCCTTAATAGCGTCACCAATGTTTGTAAAGAATGCGTCGTGGATTGTTCCAGTATCAACGTTATTCTTTCTTCCCCATAGGTGGAATTTCCTTACAATCACAGCATCATTACTGTGGTTGCCATTCACCCCAAGACCAATTGCAGCACGCTGTATTGAGTCAGGTGACATGAGTTTGCCGTCTTTGACAGCCTCCTCGTAGATGTTAAAGACTTTCTCACCAGTAACAGGGTCAGTAAAGTCTATCCTTGTTTGTTCCTTGACACGATAGCGTTGCATCATTTTCTTTCCATCGAATGTTACCCAAGGGATATCGACAGAGCCGGATTCACTAACATAGTCCTTAGCGATATCTTTCCAGAACTTAATGAACTTCCCGGTTACAGGAACATCAGCTTCAAGATGCCTAGACATAATGTTGGAGACTTTCTCAAAGACACGAGTACCTACAAGGTCGCCTGTCTCATCCGTAAGTTTCGTCAAGAATGTATGCATATCTTCTGAAGCTTTAATACCATCTCTGAACTCTGCTTTAGCAGTATCGTAGAGAGATTCTGTGATTGGTTTACCCTCACGCGAGGATAGAACCACTTGTCTTTTAATGTCACGCAGTTCGTCAATGCGTGTCCAATTCTTTTTATCCATTTCGAAGCTAATCTTAGCATCAATGGCTTTCTTAAACTTATCAACTTCACCAGCTGAGATAGTAACTTTTCCCTTTTTCGCCAAAACCTTAGCAAACTGGTTAGCAACGTTGTTAGCCTTGGTAGCATCACCAGCACCGTAGAATGTAACCATGTTCTGGTTCTTTGCAGCCTTCATCAAGTCGGTCCAATCAAGGTCCAGGTCTTGAAGCTCAGGAATAGCAAGGAACTCAGGGTCATCAACAGTACGTTTAGCGATTTCGTCATAGAGACGTTGCTTCTTGGTAGTCTGTACAACGTTAGACAGGTCCGCAGCACGGCGGTCGCCAGTAGACAAGGAGATAATCTGAGCACCTGACGAGCTAGCGTCATTCTCAATCATCATCTTAGTCTTGTACTTACCAAGCCTCTTAATGTCACCACTGGACCATTGAGTCTTATCGATGTACATCTTACCACCCATGTGGTCTTTAATACGTCCATACTCAAGAACCAATCGGGCAAGCTTACCTACTTCTTCATCATCAACACCGTGTCCATGCATAAGTTCTAGGAACTCTTTCACACGTCGGTCTGGTTGGGTCTTAGAAGACATAGCAGCATAGACATCATCAAGGAACTTCTCGTTGGCTTTAAATCGACGAAGACGCCCTTGAACAGTCAAGGTATCTAGCGCAGGGCCAAGGAGAGCACCAAGCTGGGTCTGTAGCTCCTCTACAACATCAGGGTTGATAGCAACAGCTTTATGAGTATTCAGGAAAGGTCTAACAGTTTCACCCTTCGTAGGCGTCAGAAGACCACGGTGATACACACGACCACGGAAGTCAATAGAAGCGTCTACTTGGAAAGGAACACCTTTCTTACGATAGAACTTAGCAGTAGAGAGAACACCACGACCGTCATTACCACGGCTCATAAAGAGTTCTTTCCATACGTTGCGTTCATCCCAATACTTAGCTTGACCGCGTTTGTCACTGTAGTAGATAACACGTTCAGCGAAGTCATAGAAGTCTGGGTCTACCTCATACTTTACAGATTTGGCGTGGTTCAGCATGTTAGCCATATCACGGTCAATCTGTTTTGGGTCATAGTCGGCGTAAACACCATCAGAGACCACCTTAACATTAGACTTACGGCCACGGGCATCGAAGTAATCCTTCTCACCAGCACGGGCGTAAACTCTATCACGAGCTTTGTATACACCAAAACGACGGGCTGTACGGGCTTTCTCTGCGGAGACTTGAAGCTGACGCATAGGGCCATTAACAATGCTAATCTGCCGCGTGATGCTTTGACCACGTAGAGATTTAACAGAAGAAGGTCGTCCTGTAGCAAGGTCAATAGGTGAAGTCGTACCGGGTGAACGGAAAACGTCTATACGAATCATACCCTGTTTCTCAAGCGATTGGATAATCTTAGAACCGTCTTTGTGGAAGTCACTAAGTGTCTTAGAGCGGAACGGATTAAGGTTGCCAAGTTCATCATCAAAGGTTCTACCAATCTTGATAGCTAGCTGGTCATAGTCAGCGCCATCAGCGACAGCAATACTTTCCATAGACTTCGCAAGGGCTTTGATAGACTTATCCTTAAGGGCAGCTTGAGCCGCTTTTCTGTCACGAGCATAAAGGAACTCACCATCTAAAATCTCTCGGGACTTGCCACGGATTGAGGCAATCTTACGAGTAATCCAAGCATCAGAGGGTTCCCCAAGGCTATCGTAGAACTTCTTAGCGTCCTTGACAGTTTCATAACCCGGGATTTGCTTCAAAAGTTTCTTCTTGAACTCGTCCATAGACGGATACCGTTTAATGATAGGTTGGGTATAAGCAGCAATAGGGGCTTTACGGTTGTAATAAGCCTTCTTAGCAAGCTTCGTACCTTCCTTACCGCGCCAAATCTCAATATAGCGGTTGTCTTTGATTTGGTCATCAATGATTTGGCTCATTGTGTATCTACGACCGAAGATATTAACCTCTGGGTCGTCAGCAATGGCAGAAGTAATATTGCCAAACATCTGAGCACGGGAAGTGCTACGGTTGAACATAAGCGTACCTAAGTCCTGAGTAGCGTTAATAGTGTACTTTCTAAATACAGAAGTTGATTGACCCCAGTCGAGGCCATCTTT